TATTAATAATTTAGGTATACAACCAATTAATATTGGAGAACAAAACATAACTGCTATTCAAAGAGCTTATGATAGATATAAAAATTTTAATTATAATGATATTAATTATGAGAATTTAAATAGGGCATATCAAAATATAAAAAATTTTGATATTGATCAAGATTTTAATTCATTAAATTTTGATCCAGAAATTATTCGATCAATTGATTTTGATTATGGTAATATAATGAGTAATATTGATAATGATCAATTTAAGTTCTTAGGTATAGATGATAATAATGAATCTTTAATATTATCAACAAAAATACAAGATAAAATAGGTTCTGTACAAGATATATCAGATTATGTTAATTTATTAATTAATATTAAAGAAGGAGATTTATTTAGTTCATTATCATCTTTATCTAGAATAGTTAGTTCATCTGATTCTGTTTTATCAGAATCTGTACAAAATATTATTGATTTATATTGGCCGGTTGTAGATATATTATCTACTATAGATTCTGGTATAAACTTAAATAATATAACTAATTTTTATAGTGATATTTTAATGTTAATTAATATTTTAGAAAATTCTAAATCTATAACTAAGAAAGATTTAGATGAAGCAGCTTATGTTAATCATTTATATATAGAAAAGAGTTCAAATATATTAAATGAAATAAATAAAAGTTTAAATAATAATATTACTCAATATATTGATTTAGCTCCAATAATAACACTATATTTTTCTAATTTATTGTTATTAGAAACTGAAATATTGAAAAATATGAATAATATAAAAAATATTAGTCAATTAATATATGAAAGGTCATATGACCTTAAAAGTAAAAATATATTAACTGATAGAGAAGTTAATAAATATAAACTAGTTTATGATCGTACTAAAAAAATAGATACTATTGCAACTAATAATATTAATGAATTATTATATACAAGTTTAAATATACTTAATGAGGTATTAAGTTGATGAATATTAATTATAGTCAAAGATTAGAAATTCCTAAATTGAATTATGGAGAAAAAATTTATCCATCTAGTAATGATAGTAAACATCATATGGCTGTAAATTCTGAATTATATAGATTTGATGGTATTGGTGTATTGCCTTTATTTTTAAGAAATTTTGTTAATGATATTCCTGAATATATAGATGGAGAATATATACATAGAGTTAAAGAAAAAGAAGTAAATCGATTAGATTTAATTTCTTGGAAATATTATCGAACTCCAGAATTATTTTGGATTATAATGGCTGTTAATGATATAACAGATCCTTTTAATATTGAAGAAGGAACAATCTTAAGAATTATACCTAAATCTTATATTGAGTATAATTTAATTAGATATTATAATAAATAGTGGTGTTTAATAATGCCTAATATAGTAGAATATTTTGATTATTTTATAACAAAAGCTAATTTGTCATGGTATAATCATAATCCAGTTGTAGTTAAAACTTTTTCATATCATTTATCTCAATATACTCCTTCTGTATATGCTGAGATTTTATTAATAATTAATTCAGATTATTTTGAAGATTTTAAAAATATTGAAAATTTTTTGATTAAAGATAGAATCATTGAAGTTTGGTTTGAAAATGAATTATATAGTTTAAAACATAATAGTAAATTTTTTTCCGGACCATTTAAATTTTGTGTAGTAAATTATGAAGTTGTAAATTTTGACATAACTGAAATGGATATCGAATACAGCGATATAAATTCTGGTAAATTAATTAATTTAAAATGTGTTGATCCTGTTTTCTATAATATGCAGTTGAGTGAAAAATTTGAATCATATGGAAAAACTTCTATTTCAGAGATAGTGCGTAAGATAGTTTCAAGAAATGGTGGAAAAATAAATAAGCTTGTGCCTACTGATTTTGATTATAATTGGTTGCAAACTCAATTAACTGATTATGAAATGATAAGATCAATGTTACCATATGCAAGGTCAACTAATGGTGAATTACTCTATAATTTTTTTATGTTTAATGGTGAAGCATATTTTGCACCAATAACACAGAGTTTAAAAACCCCATATCTTATAAAATTAGATATGATTAAAAATTCTAAAGAATTAGTCTATATTACAGATTTTAAGAGTTTAATTGAAAAATATGGTAGTAGAGATAATTTAATTCATTTTAATAGAGGTTATAATAATTTTAAAGGTTTTAAACCAGATTCAATGCCTAAACAAAGTTATATTGGTTTAAGACCTAAGAAAAAAGGTTTTGGTGGTTTAGGAGATTTATTAGGTGGATTTACTGATTTTAGTAATATAAGTAATTTGATGGGAGGATTTAGTGGTTTAAATCTTATTAGTCAAGAGTTGATCAATAAAAGTGATTTATTAGATATTACTCCAAATTATACTGATATTATACAAGATTATAGTAATTTAGATTTAGAAAATTTAGAAAGTTTAAAACAAAATATATCAGATTTAGTACCCAATCATGATGCTTTCAATCCTAAAGCTAGAATTTCTGATAAAAAACAACACAAAGGACTAGCTTCTCAATATATTACTAGTAGTATTGATGAAGAAGAATTACAAGAGATATATATTTCTAATCTAAGACATAGAGTATATACTTTTGGGAAATTAGTAGATACTTTTGCAGAAATTATACCAGAATTAACCCCATTAAATTGTGTAGAAATTATAAGCCAAGAGAATGGTAAAGCTAAAGATTTAAATGGTATATACTACATAGCTTCTATAACTTATAGCTATGGTATGACAAATACACATCCATATCAACCTTATATGCATATGGTACTTTGCTCTGAACTTGATTCAAAGGGTATGGAAAATCCTGAAGGAGAACCGATATACTATGTCGTCTAAATTTGCTGGTATTTATGTAGGTTTGGTAGTAGATAATGATGATCCTAAAAAATTAGGTAGATTAAAAATTTCTGTACCAAGTGTTTATGGAAATATTGAAAAAGAAGATTTACCTTGGTCTGAACCCTGTTTTCCTTATGGTTATACTGACCAAGGAATATTTTTTATTCCAGAATTAAATTCTTTGGTATCAGTTATGTTTATAAATGGAAGTCCATATAAACCATTGTGGTTAGGAACTATATTTAGAGAAAATGAAAATGTAGTACCATCAGAAGCTAAAGATATATATCCACATAGAAAAATAATAAAAACAAATTCTGGATATTTAATGTTTGATGATGATTCACAATATATTGAGCTAAAGCATCGCAGTGGATCTAGAATAGCTGTTACAAAAGACGGTGATATTACAATTCACGCAGCTCATGATGTTGTTATTCTAGCTGATCATCAGATTATAATGGATTTAACTAATAAAGAACAAGTAATACCTCTAAAATATATTAAATCACATGCTGAATTAAGTTTTATGTCAGCAAATGAAAGAGCTAGTTATCAAGCGGAACTTGAAGATTATAATATAAAAGTTAATACTAATTGTGGTGATCAATCTAATACTGTATATCAGCGTAGTTCAACAGGTGGACCAAGTTTGGGAAATAAGTGTAAATCACAAAGTGTTTCTCCGATGAGACAATGGGGTGCAACTCAAAGACAGGCTACTAGTAGTATGAAACAATATTATAAACAAAATATTACAACATTAAAAAAACATAGAAAGGGTGATATAGATTATAGATTTAGTGCTGAATTTGCATCTAGAATAGAGGCAGCTTTAGATTATATGCAACAAAATGAGCCAGATTTATATGATAGATTTCAATTTACAGATGGTTTTCGTGAAGAAAATAGATATGGAGCCTCTGATTCTATGCATAAATATGGAGCAGCTTTTGATTTTAATTATAGTTCTTACGATTGTAATGAAAGAGAAAAGGTTTATTATATATTTGCTAAATATGGTATAGCATGCCCTTTAAATACCTGGAATGGTCAAGATGAGGGAATGCATATGGAACCAGCAGCTACATACTATAATGGGGTATATAGAGCTATAGTAACAGAAGAAGATGAAATATTACCTGGTTAATAGCATTTTTAGGAAATAAAATTAATTCTAAGGTGAGTTAGATGTCTTATACATATGAATATACGTATCCAAAAAATAGAGAAGCAGCTGGTTATAGTGGACCAGTACCCATACTTATTGATACTAATAACTATATTCCTGGTTTGATGGAGATAAATGATCATCGTAATTTGATACGAGCTTCTTTACAGAGAATACTGGGAACGTCTAAAGGTGAGAGAGTTATGCAACCAGAATTCGGGCATAATTTAAAACAAATATTGTTTGAGCCTTTAGACGAAATTATAATTGAAGATTTGAAGAGAGAAATATATAGTATTATTAGTACACAAGAACCTAGAATTGCAGTAAAAGATGTAAATTTTGAGATAGATTATGATAATCACACTATTGCTATAGCTGTATCGTTTTATTATAAAAGAAGTGGAATTGAAGATTATTTTAACTTTTATATTAGAGGTTAAGAGGTATATAGAATAATGAATAATTTGAATTTGATAGATATTGAAAGATTACCAATTGATTTTGAAGAAATAGTAGAATTACTTAAAAATAGAGTTCAGGCTAGATTACCTAATAGATGGACTGACTTTTTAGCTAGTAATTTTGGTGTTGAATTATTGGAAGCTTTTGCTTATGAAGCAACTCTTATGAATTACTATTTAAATATGAGTGTTAATGAATGTTTCTTACCTACAGCTAAAACAAGGACTGGCGTTTATTCTTTAGCAAAAACTATAGGTTATAGTCCCAATCCTCCGAGTCAGTCTGTTGTAACTTTAAAATTTTATTTAGATAGCCCCCATCCTAAAAATATAATCATTCCTAAATATACTATAGTTACTTCAAAGAATAATATTCCATTTTATACTAGTGAAAATAAAGTACTCTATAGTGGAGAAACTAATGTTGAAGTTAGAGCAAAATCTGGAACTTTAGTTGAAGAGTCTTTAATTTCTACAGGTGAACCAAGAAGAAGATATAGATTAAGACAATTTCCTGTTAATTCTATAGAATTATTGACAGTAAATGATGAGTTATATACTGAAGTAGATTTTATTGATACTTTAGGACAAAATAATTATTTTATGGTTGATTACGATGATGAATTTAATGCATATATATCTTTTGGTGATGGTAATTATGGCATAAATCCAATGAAGAATTTAATTATTAATGTATTATATGTTGTTGGAGCAAATTTAAATCATAATGTTATGCCTTTTCAAATTACAACTATAAATAATCTAATTTTTGATTCTGAAAATAATATTGTATCAAATATTAAAGTAGTAAACGAACAAAATGCTGTTGGGGCATCTGATGCTGAGTCTATAAATGAAGTAAAGAGAAATGCTCCTAGTATATATAGAACTCAAAATCGATGTGTAACAAGACAAGATTTTGAAGATCTTACTCTTATGATACCAGGAGTAGAAAAAGTTTCGGTTATTGATAATTCTATGCTAGAAGAAATAGGAATATTTGGTGTTAAAGTATGTGTTATTCCGAAAAATCAAAAGTATCCAACTGAGGTATTTAAAAGTTATATTAAAGATTATTTAGAAGATAAAAAAATTGTAGCTACTCAAGTCGATGTTATAGATCCGACATTTATACCATATGATGTTAATATAAATGTAAGTATTAATTCAAATATATCGTCATCAGTTGTTTCAAACAAAATACGAGAAGTTGTTAATAATTATTTAAGTTATAAGAATCGTGATTTTGGAGAAGAAGTTTCAAAACAGGAATTATATAGATTAATTTCAAATATTTCAGAAATTAATACTATTCATAATTTAGCTATCGATGAGAATCGTTCAATATATATAACAGAAGTACCGTCTTCTAATAGAATAAAATTTGTTGATAATATTAATATGTTAAAAACTGGTGCTGTAATTAATATATTAAATTTAAATAAAGAATTAGCTTTAACTACAAAAATAATTGATATTAATGAAGAATTAAGTGAAGCTACTATTGATAATGTAATTACTGATGATATGAATATAAGATACGGTAGTTTAATATATCCGATGTTGGAAACTAGTATAGATCATACCTATGGAGAAAAAGAAATTTCTTTTAAAGTAAGTTATTTAGAGGGTGGAGAACAAATAGACTATACATTGATGAATCTCTCTAATGCTACTATTTATTTTAGTGACTTGCCAAATAAGTATTATAAAGTTTTATTTAAAATTAGTAATAAATTATATTTAAGTGAACCTATCGATCGAGATATTCCCAGCAATACGAAAATAGTTATAGTAAATAAGAAATATGTACCTACACTTAAAACAAGTGTTCCAAGAGGTTCAGATACATTGCTCTTTACTGACTATCCAAGATTTTCTAAAGGTACAAAACTAATTAAAAACGCAATGATTTCTTTTATTCCTGATACTATTACCATGGTAAAGAGCGGTGCAATTGTAGATTATATAGGAACAGCTATCGATTTAAATTATTTAACAAAAGTGAACGATATTTATGTTGATAAAAATAGGGCATTTATAAAAGATTTAGATTATAAATTAGTTGATGGTGGAAAAGTTATAGAATGGACAACAGTAGGAAGGACAAAAATAACACCTAATACAAAGTTCTATGTTGATATCATTAGAAAAGTTATTAATATATCTGATACTGATATTATTTATTATGTTAAAAATATAGATAAGAAAAAAGCTATAATTGCACCTACTACAGCCGTTAAAATGGATGAATTAACAACATTTGACTATATAACTGAGACTTATGTGCTATTACCTAATGAAATTGCCGATGTCGGTAATGTTAATATTACTGTTATATAGTTATTAGGAGCTAAAGATAATGACGTTTTTATATTCTGTATTACCAGAATATACGAGAAATAGTGATATTTTAACAGATAATAATACTAAAGGTAGAGTAAAATCTTTAGAAGAATTTATAAGTATTATTGATGAAGAAATATTTGATATTATATCAGATTCGATAAAAGAGATATTAACGTTTAGTTCTGTTTATAAAATAAATGACGAATATTTACCTTATTTGAGCTACTTGTTAGGTTATAAATGGAATTATAATTTAGATATCGGTATACAGAGAAATTTATTGGCTAATATATTGAGGTTATACAAGAGAAAGGGAACTAAATTTTCGTTTAATTTTAGCTTATACAATATAGATCCTTCGATATCTTTATATGAGCCATATAAAGATATATTTATATTAAATAAATCTGGTTTTGACGAGTTTGATAGCGAGAGTTATCCAAGTTTTATTTTAAAAACACCAGTACGTGTAGCTACTACAGAAAATGTGATATTATTTGGAATACATGTGGTAGATGGTATAAAGGTTAAAATTGATGACAGAGTATTAGTTAAAAATCAGAATAATTTAACAGAAAATGGTGTATATATTGTTAAAGAGAATAATTGGATTAGAGCAGAAGATAGTGATACAGAATCAGAGTTATTATATTCTTTATATTATGTAGAAGAAGGTTTAATTAATAGAAATAAAGGTTGGATTTGTACACAAGCGAATTTAACTAATGGTATATTATTTGAGAGATTTAAATTTAAAGGAACAAAGATATATCATTTATCTAGTAGAAATTATTATTCTTGGGGAATATTAGTATTAAGCTTAAGTAATTTACGTCCTGAAACACATGAATTATTGTCAATGGTTAAACCTGCGGGCTGGAAGGTTATAATAGAATTACAACATAATTTATATTACAATCAACATTTAAAAATAGAAGATACAATAAGAAATAATTATATTAATACAATAAATTTATCTGAATTGAATTATGAAATAGATAAAGATTATTACAATAATTTTATAAATTCTATTCAATATTATAATTTTGACACATTTTATAATATCATTTTTATGGGTAATATATTTGATTTAAATGGTAATTATTTTGATATTATATTTAATGGTATAACATTAGAAGATATAGGTTTCTATAATTTATATTACGAAAGTGAAGATAATAATTATACATTATTAAGATATCCAACACATTATTCATATCAATCAAATACCCGCCCAAGTTGGTGGTAAATTAGCTATAATTTGAACTATGATTTTTATGATATACGTTGAGTTTGATATATCAAATAATTACATATAATGTTATATCCAAAAATATTTTTTTATTTTTTTAGTTTAAAATTAATTATAATATAGTAATTTTGGAGGAATTTTTAATGGTTGCAAATATATCTCCAGCGATATCGCCGTATATTGCTAGAACAAAAAAAGCTATAGAATTCTTTGAAGCAAATGAGAATAAAGCATTACAGACCGGATTAATGATGTGTATTGCAGGTGGACCTGGCAATGAAACAGAATGGTCTGGTGGAGTTCCATTACCAACTTTAGATACCACTCAATTATCTTATGTAAAGGGTTTTAAGAGGTATCATGAAATGTACTTTGTCATACCAAGCACATACGGAGCTTTGAATGTTGGAGGTATTAGTTGGCTAAAAGTAGATTTAATTGATCCACCAGATCCGGATATCTGGATGTCTAGGTATTTAAATGTGATAAATCAACAATCTAGATGGTTATTTATCAGTGCAATGTTAGGTGCTGGAGAAGCTGATACGGCGTCATATAAACAGGTGGGTTTGTATAGTAATCTTAAAGTTATAGGTGATTATAATAAAGATTTTTTTACTCCTGCTGAGATATCAAAGACAGGAACTGATATATCAAATTATAAATATGACGGAATATTAGAATTATATCAGAATACTGATAGTTTAATAACTCGATCAAGTGATACGATAGATTACTTCGCATGGGTTTTAGAATTTTAATGAGGTGGTTATATAAATGCCTTTACCAATTAATAATTTAAATATTGCTCCATACTATGATACTACAGATCAAGAATTAGAAAAAGGTTACTCTAAGTATCTAGCTGTTGAGGGACAAGTTTTACAGAATAGAGAGCTTAATGTCGCTCAAGGATTAATTCAGGGCAATATTAAGAAGATAACAGATTTAATGATAGATGACGGGTCTGTTGTTTCTGGATGTAATTTTGTAAATAATGCAGAGAATAAAACTTGTGTTTTAGAAACTGGAGAAGTATATTTTAATGGTTTATTAGTTAAAGTACCATATACTGAGTGGCCATATGATTCTGTTCCTATGGGTATGGCATATGTATGTTTAGAAATTTTACCTTATGTATATACTGAAAACGATGATGCATCATTATACGATCCAGCTGAAAATATAGAAAATTCTGGAGTTAGAGGTGGTCATAGACTTAAATATGAAGCTAGACCATTAATTAAGACTGTCGCAGAATTTGAAGCCGATGCCGAATCGAATAAAAATATAATTGCTATAATTAATCTTAAAGATAGAGATACATTTGGTCCAATTAAACCAACACCTATCTTTGGAAAAATCTATAAACAAATGGCTGAACGTACATATGATTCAAGTGGTGATTTTGTAGCAAGAGGTCTTAAAGTTTATGCTCAGGATAGTGATTATCCAGAATACAAGTATAAAGTTAAAGTAACAGAAGGACGTGCGTATGTAAAAGGATATAATTACACTTACAATAGACCCCAATATTTTTTAGAGGACTTGGCTTTAACGACTCGTTCAAATGAGGATTTACCAGAAACTAAGAGTTTTATTACTGGTGTAAGATCTTATGCATTAAATAAGAAACATATAAAAACTGTTATAGATGTTAATTCGTTTATTAAAATTTCTAATATCAATATGACAGGATTTTCTCATAATGTTTTGGCTGCATTAGCAGCTGAACCATATAAGATGGCGGTTAATAGAATATCTATATCAAGTATTAATGTTATAGGATATAGTACTGCAGATTATGAATTTAATTTTGCCACAAATACTATACAATGGAATATTACTCCATCACCTACATCTTATATTATAAGCGTTGATTTAAATGCAGATTTAATAGAAAATGAAGATTACTATATAACAAAAACTGAAGATACCAGTATTATACATTTTAAAGATACGAATATGGTCAGACCAGATACGCAAACATTTTCAGTAACATATAGTTGGTTTTTATCACGATACGATTTAGTTTACATTAAAGAAGATGGTTATATTGCTGTGAAGAATGGAATTCCAAATGAGTTAGAGTTGATTAAACAACCTATTATTCCTGTCGGTTCTTTACCTTTAGCATATATAAGAGTTGAACCAGGTGTATCTCCTGAGAATTTTGTTATCGAAAGTTTTAACATATATAGTGTTCCTACAATTCAATTACAGACGATGAAGAAAAAAATAAGTGACTTTGAATACAATTTTGCAATGACTGAATTAGAACAAATAGCACAAAGTAAACACACTGAATCAGATGATTTATATAAGTTAAAAAATATATTTGCTGACGGAATAACAGGATATAGCAAGCTAGATTTAGATAATCGACAGTTTGACGCTACTGTCGATGTGTTTAGGTCTGAAGTTAGACTTCCTATGATAATTGATCAAATAAATATTAGTGATGTTAATATTAGAGATTCTAATGGAACAATTACTAATGATAAAATTTTAAGGCTTAATATAGCTTCACATAAAGTAGCTGACTTTCAACCATATATTACACATAATATTGATATAGCTCCATT